CGATAACAAACGCAAAGCAACTCATTCTGACCTAGTGTCTGAATTCGAGGCCCTCACTTTCCGTGATAACTTGTTACAACGTCGGTTTGTTGGCAGACCGACTGACAGGTTTCGATCTGAATTTAACCAGATCCCTATTCCCTCAACCAAAGGCAGAGCTGGACATTCCCATAGGAATGCCGCTGCCTGTAGGACGAGCGCCATAGCGTTCGCAGAACTTTTCGCCGCGACAGTTGGACACGATGCATACTTTTATGGTATGTCCGCGTCTGACATCCGTCAAGGCAGAAAAGGATGTGTGTTGAGAAGATGTGCTAAAGACTTAGCCATTCCCCCGTACGACGATGCAATCGAAAACACTGACATTCTTACTCTGATCGATGTTGATTATTACATCAACATGCCTGATCTACTACTTCAATATAACAACCCAGTGTTGCTTTACACCGCCACGCCTGAAGACGTAGGAGGTACCGTCGGGGACTCTACTCATTTCTTTCGAGATGGATTATACACCGAAGTAGTTTCCGGAGGAGCAGTTTACTGCCACGAACTTTGGAACTACTCGGGAGATCACATATCAGTTGCTGGATGGCAAAACATGGTATATCGACGAAAAGTCTTCAAGATTGAACGTCGGTCCGTGGCACCAGGTAGATCATTGATCTTACTACAGCTTGCAGCTGTTGTAGGATGTTGTGATTTATTGATGCGCCGTGGACGAATTTCCGCCACTCCACTTCTGCGTTTTGATCCCCGCGTGTTCACCGATGATGAAAACGTTGTTTTCAATTGCTGCAACATAATCAAGAAAACAGGCCTTATGGTTTCCATTTCCCGCAACGGAGGAACCGTAAGTGCTAACATACCTTCAGAGACTTTCCACACTTTGTTAAGTCTAGCAGCCACCACGGGAAAACATCTCACGAAAGCGAGTATCGAGAGTTATCTTCCAGAAAGGGACAGAGTTACTGCAACGATTTTGTCCGATTACTTCGCTCACACGACCATTGACGTCGTGCCCAACATAACCATAAACGACATTGGTGTCCTATCCTACCAGTTCGTAAAACATCATACGTTGTATGACGATGAAGCTAAACCTAGTGTTGAAGCCTTCATGACGCCCTTCTTGGGCCCAGCCCCGTCTCCGGACAAAAGCTACAACAATGATGTCAGATGTGTGGAGAAACGCATTACGGAAATCCAGCACAAGAAAGAACTACCCAGGTCTAAATTCTTGTATGGTTGTATGCGGGAATTCGCAGAATTTCTATTTTACGATACCGGTGGTGAACGGCTTAGTCCCACCTCATTCGAGGAAGTCTTTAACAGACAGAGCAGACCAACCCAGCAGGCCATATTGAAACAGGCAGATGCTCTTGGACCAGGCTACAAAGACCGATGCGTACATTCTTTTCAAAAGAGCGAAGTTTATGCCAATTATAAGGATCCACGTAACATATCTACCTTACCGGGTGATATCAAGTACAGCTATTCTCGTTTTACTTATGCACTGGCAGACGCCATCAAAGCTATACCCTGGTATGCCTTTGGTAAGACTCCAGTTCAGATAGCTACTACTGTCGCGAAAATATGTGAGTTTCACACCAAAACCGCCTTACTTTTGACTGATTACAGTCGGATGGACGGCAGGAAAAGCTCCAATGGAAGGTTATTAATGAAAATAATCTTTATGAAGATGTTTGATCCCAAATATCACGAGGAGCTGTTGGAACTCCTTGAAACGCAGATCCACAATAAAGCATACACCAGCTTCGGTGTAAAATATGACACTCTTTGGTCGCAACTGTCCGGTTCTCCGGACACCTCCATTTCCAATACTATTGAATCCGCCTTTGCATACTACCTCACCGGTAGGCTAATGGGCTGGACCCCTCTAGTCGCATGGACACACATCTTTACTGCCGGCATTTTCGGCGGTGATGATGGCTTTTGTGCTGATCTAGATACTGATTTTGTAAAGAAAGCCTCGGAAATGATGGGACATGTTGTAACCATTGACGTAGTGCCAAAGTATAGTGACTTACCAGTTATTTTCTTAGCACGAATTTACTCACCAGAAGTTTGGCACGGAAATCCAGCCAGTATGTGCGATTTTAAAAGGCAAATGACCAAATTTCATGTTACGCCAGTTCGCGGTCGAGACTTCACTAAACCTGAAGTTTGCTTCCAAAAATTGGCCGAGAAAGCTCTAAGCTATTATTTAACCGACAGCAAAACTCCAATACTTGGGGACTTTTGCAAAGCCGTGTTAGATTGCTACGACGACACACCCCGCGATATGACTGCTCTTACTGAGCTAGTTTCTAATCAAGGGCGCTGGTGGTCTAGGTTTGATGCTGATGTTCAGTTCCCACAAGGTGATGACACCGGGTGGATGATAGACGTCATTACTCAGCAGATACCGAACATAAGCTTTAGCAAATTTTACGACTGGCATCATTGCAGACAAAAACATAACATCATGTACTATTTGTCACCACCTTTGTTGGTTGACGAACCCCAAGTACCTGAACCCCAACCGGACGTCGCCGGAAATGGCGATTATGGGACAGACGAGAAAATACCTTCCGATACGGAGGATACGGACTCGCATTATTCTCAATCCAACTCAGGCGATAACGCCAAACCGAGAAGTCCTTGGACACCTTCAGACGAGGACTTTGATGAGATGAAAGGCTACCCCCCGCCAAATGATATTGCACAGAAATTGTCCAAACTCAACTTAAATGACGAAGACAAATCTGAGAGCCGCAAAACTAAGCGGAAGTCTAAGAAGGAAAAGACTTGGAAACCTAAACAAAACTCATCTAAAGAGGATAACAAACAACCACGTCCAGACAAAGATAAAACAAAAGGAAGATCAAATGCATCTAAGAAAACAAAAGACATCAGTCCTGCGACCACAGACACTTCATCACAGCGCACTAAGAAAAAGAGAAGTAATAAATATACTGGTGAAGTTGGCAAGCGTACCCAAACAGATAAGCCTGCAAAGCGTGCCCGCCGCAAGCGAGGCAAGCAAAATAAGGATGGCTCCGGTACGCCAAATGTCGCCCAGGACAAAACTGGGATCTCCCGCTCCTAATTCAGGAGCAAACACCATGGATATCCGGGCGAGGTGCCGCCCGCTTATTTAAGAATCTTTGGATACCATGGCACGGAAAAATAAGCAAAGACCCCGTAGGGCAAAACGCAATACTCCTGCTGCTCAACGATCCGCCCGGATGAGACGAAATAGACCTAGAAATGTTGATCCCACCGCCGCCTACGCTCTTATGGTTGCAGATCCCTGCAACGGACCCCTCTTGCAGGGGTTCTACTCTTCGAGTGAGGGCATGTTAAACAAAACCAAATCAACTTTCACCACCGGAACTTCTGGTGTTAACGGCTATGTCCTTTGGGACCCCACGTTCACATCCGGAACCGACAACCCCGGCACTTTCAATTGTGTCGTTGCTGTTACCGCAACTGCTACTGCCAACCCTCTGAACACCTCCGCCAACCCTTTCGGGTCTTCGGCACCCAATGGAGACAACATTTCAGTAGGAGCTGGTCCTTTCTGTCAAACCGATACAGTGGCTGACGCCCGTTGTATTGGAGCTTGCATTAAGGCTAGCTACACAGGTAGAATGGATGCATCAAGCGGAATAGTCTGTGTTGTCGACAACATTCCAGCCGAAGCTGTTCTTGGACCGGACGGAGTAACTCCAGTCTCAGTACAAGAACTCTTTAACCTCTCCACTACAGTGCGCCGCTTTGGCACTGACCCTATCGAAGTTAAATATCGGCCCCACGACTCTTCATCCATCTTTAGATCCAACTCTGAAGGAGTCTTCGAGTACGCATCCGGTCAGGTCACAACCTTGACTGCGGAAGCGGAAAGAGCTGGATCTCGTCTTATGGGATTCGCCTTCAAGGGAGTAACTGACATGGATGAAATAATGCTAGAATTTCACCAAAACATAGAATGGCGCCCAAACGTGGACTCAGGGTTTGTTACCATAAACAGCAAACAACTGAATCCGCTCGGACATGCTCAGAAAATCTTGCGCTATCTCGACAAGAACCATCCACACTGGTGGTCTAGTCTGGAGAAAGCCGCGTCCAGCGTCGTGTCTGACATTTCCAAAATGGCATTTACTGGAATCGTCCCCATCGGAACGGAAGCTAGCTGGTCAGCACTTCTTCGCGAAGCTCCACTGGCCCTCAAACTTCTCTAAACCCCTACGTATACAAGCCTCTCTTAACGAACTCCTAGAGAGCACCTCCATAACACCAATGGAGAAGCCTTGCAGAACCTACAGCATAATGTTCAT